CTACAGTTGAATCGTAGTTAACATCAGCTAACAATACAGATGCAGTTGCAGCAGTTAAAGATGCAGAGAATTGGTTAATTGAATAACCGAATTTACCAACACCGTATAAACCTTTAGTGATGTCAGTTGACTTTAAGTCAGCAGAAGCACCATATAAAGATCCAGCGAATTTTTTCTTATCAGTACCATACTTGAAATCAAGATAGAAGATAAGACCTGAAGGTAAGCTCATTGATTGAACTGATACGAATTCTTTTGCGCTAATGTCACCGAATACACGACGAACTAACGGTAAAGCAACTCCAGCCCAGTTTTCACCGAAACCAGCAGTGAAAGTAGCAGCACCACCACCTAAACCAGTTGTGTTTTGCTCTACTACTAATTGCTTAGCTTGGTTTTCTAATAAAATAGCCATGTTGTTTTTCTCAACTTCGCCTTTAAGACCTTCTAAAAGGCCAGACTTAGCCCACTTAGAGACTAAAGTGTTAGCTGTATCCATTACGCGATTGTAAGGGTTAGCTGATTCTAATAATTGTTGTACGTTCATTTTTAAATGAATTTTGTTTTTGTTTTTAATATTTTGTGATACCTGCTAATTTTTGCATTCTAGCCATGTGTTCGTTAATTTCAACGATTTGTTTGCTAGGAGCATTGCCAGCTGGTTTTGAAGCGAATCCTTTAATGATTCCTTCTTTAACTATACTTTTAGAAGATTCTTTAGCTTCTAAAGACTCGTTAAGAGCTTCGAATACTAATTTAGCTTCGTTAGGTGTAGTTGCTTTATCAAAGGCATTAATTACTTTGATTTTGTTATCTTCAGATAAATTCTTAGCTTTGAAGATTTTGTTAACATATAATAACTTAGCGTTTAATAAGTTAACTTCATTCAATTCAGTACGTAAAGTTTCGATTGTAGCGATTGCTTCATCTAATTCTTTTTCGTCTTTTTTAGCTTTCTTAGCTTCATATTGCATATTTTCGTCTTCTTCTGATTTTTCTTCATCTAAAGCGTCTAATTCAGCAAGTAATTCTTCTAAGTTGATTTCATCTTCTGATCCAGCATCATCCATGCCTATTGAGTCATCGCTGTTACCAGCATCGTTCATTTCCATTTCTTCGCCGTTTTCTTCTTCAGTTCCCGCTTCTTCAGCGTCTAATTCAGAATCAACGATGTCTTTGATAATGTCTTTTAAATCTTCAATAGATAAGTCAGCTACTGACATTTCTTCTTCTTCACCTTCTTCAGATTCACCTTCTTCTTCAGTTGGTTCTTCTTCTGTTTCTTCTTCAGATTCTTCTTCTTCTTTAGCTTCGTTGATTTCATCATCAGAACCTTCTTCAAGTTCTAATTCTGCTAAAAATTCGTCTAAATTGAATTCTTCATCTAAAGAAATTTCTTCTTCTTTTAATTCTTCACCTTTTTCGGTGTCTGCGTCTTGCATTTCTTTCATTGGTTCTTCATCTTCATCTTTTGCCATTTCTTCTAATTTAGAAGCTAACATAGATTGTAAATGAGGAGTCAAAGTTTCTTCAAGAGCAGCTTTTGCATTAACTAACGCAGCTTCGCGAATAGTTTTTGCTTCAGCAATCGCTTGCTTAAACAATTCTTTGTTTGTCATTTTGTCCTTAAATTTAATTTCGGAAATAAGCTTATTAGTAATGGAAGCTTAATAGGGATTTTGTATAATACCTGAACTACAATAAGAATGGGTAGTCCATTTTAGGCTACCCATAAATATATGTAGATACGAAAAACCGCGAAGGGTTTCAATATGTTTAGCAAAGAGGGCAAACGCCAGTTGCGTTACAGATAATTTCTGTTACTAAGCCACTTACTTTACTATAATCTTTTGTTGATGGTTGTTGTTTTCCTTCAGATAATTTCATATATGCGTTAGGTGTACTTGGTACTGATACCAAATCCCAACACAATAATTCAAAATCGTCTTGTACTTCAACTGTTTCACCTAATTGTTTAACACTACCCATACCACGAGATGAAATACCTAATGGAATGCCTGCTAATACAATTTCTTGAGCAATTTTACCTGCTGGTGTATTTAATAGCATCAATTCACCCATAACATCGTTTCCTTCCCACCAAACCTTTGTGATTAGGTGTGAAACGTTATTTAAGTTAATGATACCTGATTCTGGGTGGTCTAATTCACCTGTAGATGTTCTAGAAGCAATAGGACCTTTTGTGTAAACGTCTACTTGCTTTCTAAGAATGTCCATAGGATAAACACGGCCGTTGCCGTTTTTAACTTCAGCTTCCTGAAGCTTACCTTTAACATACATTCTTCCGTCACCATTACCTTTACCTTCGGTTAAGGATAATTTAGCAACGTGAAATGGGATATGATCTACTAATAATTGTTTCATTATTTACTGTTTTATCCAGCTATTTGGAAATTTTTAAAGTATGCTATTTGAGCATCTTTTTCTGCAAAGGTTTTAGTTTCAAATCCTTGATCATTACCACCTCTATCAGTTTTAAATTGAGTATAAACAGCTTGTGGAATTTTTTCGTCGCTAGAAAGTACATTTACTACTTTGCTACTTGGTTCGTAAGTTATTACTCCACTTTTATTTCCAAAGTTACCTTTTTCTCTTTGATAAATGGAAAATAATTGTGCTTTACCAAATGGTTGCTGTATTAATTCTAAATTATGTTGAGTAGCAATTTTAGTTGCAAATTGTTCAAGATCTTCAGCTTCATTTAAATCTTCTTCTTCAATTACTTCACGAACGATTTCTTCTAATGATGCTTTAAATTTTTCAAATGCAGAACCTAAATCAATATTTCTATTAATTTGAGACGCTTTTGGAGATAATATATAAGCAACTGTTGGTAGTTTTTCATTACCATGGTCTTCAACATCTGTTTCAATATCAAATTGAAGTGCTAATTTTTCTAAAACACCTTCTGGTAATGATTCCCAATAGCCATATTTCAATATTGCTCTATTATCCATACCATTTTGTAAAGTAATTTCACCTGAAAATGGTTTTAATTGGTTGTTTAAATCAATAAATTGAGCTGCTTGTTTAACAGCAGCATTTGGTTGTTCATCACCCATCATATTTAAACCAACTTCATCTAAGTTTTCTTTAACAATTTCTTTAACTTTTTTCATACCGTTTTCGGTATCGATGTCGCTATGTTTTTTCTTAGATTTTTTAGCTTTAATTTTTTCAGGTTCAACTGCTTGGCCACCTAAATTTAATTGACTATAATAAGAAGAATTTTTCTTTAAATTAGCATAAACAGTTTTTTTAGCTTTTTCAACATCACCTTCGTGCTTAGCTACTTCAACTTTTAATCCTAAATCAACCTCAACTGGGTTGCAAAGATGTTCTTCATCTTTCTTAGCTTCAGATAATAAACCCTTATTTCTAAGAATTTTAACTGAATCTTCAAAGTTAGTAACATTAGATACTAAATGAGGGAAAGTCATGCGAACATTTCTCATGAAATTCGCTTGTGATATGCTTCCTTCAATTAATTGGTTGTATTGATTTTGTATACTTTTCATTTTCTATATTTTATCTTCCTTGACCTCTATATGCTTTAGGACGTGGGGTGTGTTTGTTGAATGATTTTTGAGCCGATCCGTTTTTGCGTTTACCAAAGGATACTTTATTAGCATTACCTGCTGACTTAGCTTTTGCCATTATTGATTCAAGTTTTTAATTTTATTATTAAGTTGATTAACCATTTCTGAAATATTAGCAACATTCTTTTGTGTTGCTTTCCAATATTTAATTCCATCTTCACCTTCACTTAATTCCTGCTTCATACGAGATGTATATTCAACAATACGATCAATTTCAGATAATTTACGTTTTACTTCGCGAATTGCTTTATGTAATTGTTCAGATTTTGTTCTAAATGTTACATCTTTTTTGAACTTACCATAGGATACTTCATTAAGTATACCTAATTCGATCACATCATTTAATTTCATTTCTTCTATTTTTTCAATATTGTTAGGTATTACATTTGTTGATGGTAAACCTTTAAGATTTTTTAAGCGAACAGTACCATTAGCTAAAAAACTAACTACTTCCCATTCTTGGTTTTCATATTTAACTTTATCTCCTACTTTAAATTCACCCACAGCTTCAAATATTTTTTTATAATCAAATATTTTTGAGTTTTTTGGTAGTGTTAAATCTGCTACTGTCCAACCCATTTTCTTTAAAAATTTTACTGCTCTATTCTCACCTTTTTTCTTCCCAAAAGCATAAGGAGTAGCATAATTTTCACCTGAACCTGCATTAAAAGAAGCACCACCACCAGTTACATTTTCCTCGTTCATCATTATTTCACGAGCATATGCTTTGATAGCAGATTTTAATGCTGCTTTTTTGTCTTCAGATATTCCTGCTACTGTTCTACCTTTATAAGTATTTTTTAAATATTCAACCATTTCAGCATTCATATTAAAATCAGACTCTAACGGTTGGTTATCTGGTTTTGATTCTATTGTTTTAGACATCATTTGCATGAATCCATTTTCAACAGTATCATCTACTATAGCAGACATACTATCATCTATATCTAATTTATCTAACCAGGTACTTGTTTTTTTAGAATCTGGTTTAGATATTGCTGCTCTTATAAACTCAAATGTTGTTTTAGCAGCTTCAGCTCCTGGTATAAAACCCATTAGTGTTCCTAAAGCTACATTTCCTATTTTTTCCCCTTTTTGTTTGAGAGCAATAGATTTAATAACTTTTTTTAAATCACCATATGTGTTTAGTTCCAATGCCATTATTTATAGCCTAACTTAGTTAATACTTGTTCAACTTGACTTCTAACAGTAGATTTATTAATCTTACCTGGTTCAAATCCTAAAGTTTGAAACCAAGCTTCAAAAGCTCCAGAAAATTCTTGAGCACTGTTAATATTTTTAGATTTACTAGCTACAGCAGTTGAAGATGCTTGAGCTTTACTTAAAGCAGCTACATCGCTTGGTGTGGTTGTTGCTTCTTCTACTACTTCTCTTATAAGAGATTGTAATTGTTTCTTAGTCATTATTTAACGGCTTTTATTTCGGCTACTAATTGTTGATAAGTCAATAATGAAATGATATCTTCATCTTTCACGCTTTGATTCTTATCTAACGGTTTAATCAAATTAACTACTTCATTAATTTTGATTTTGATAGTACTATCTTGAATAGTTTCGGTTAATTTACCTAATTCTTTCTTAATACCTTCTATTTTATTGTTAACGAAATCTTTTAACTTTGTAGTACTAGACACATTGTTAATAAATTCTTTTAACACTAATTTTTGTTCTGTTTGTAATTCACCATACTTTTCGTTGAATTTTTCAATCAACATTTTGTATGCTAACATACGAGTACCTTTATCCATAGCACCGTATTCTTCCATTACGCGATCTTTAACTTCTTCTTTATTTACTTCTTTACGAGTAATATGCTCAAGTAAAGTTACTTTATTATCAATAACACTAGCAGGATCAACAAATTCTAATGTAGAATATGCTTCCATCAATGTATAGATAGCAGCGTGTTGCTTGTAATTATTTACTTTAGCTTTAAAGAACTCTTCTAAATTATAATGTGACTTAATTTCTTTAATTAAGTTATATTTTTCCTTACGAAGAGCAGTACGGTTTAAACGACCATGTAATTCTAGAGTGGTGTTGATCAGTGATTCAGCTTTACCTTCAGATATTGCTTTATTGGCAATTAAGGTTTGATATAATTTATATTCTTTAGCTAATTCTGACTTACTAAAATACTTTTTAATCAATGGTAAGGACGCTGAGTCCTTGCCAGAGATTGTATCGGAAGTTACTTGTCTTAATAGTAATTCAAATAAAATTCCAGTATTTTTATATTTGTTATGTTTTATTTTCATAGAAAGTATGTAATCACTACGTATAAATATGTTATTTTTCTATACCCTTGATATTATTTTCGTTTAATAGATCGGATTCTACTGGTTTAGTATCTTCATATAAAGATATTGTTTTAGCTTCTGCTGCTTCTTTAGCTCTTTTTAATTCTTTTAAAGCTAATGGTGAACCGCCTTTATATGCTTGTTGCATTGGGTTTTTATCCTGTGTAGCAGTCATGTTGTATTCCTTGCTACCAATTGGATCTTTACCAAATGAACTTTTCTGAGTACCAAATATAGATGCTTTTTGTGTTGGACGTCCAACTGGATCTTTTTCATCATATCCAACAGGTACAGCCCCGTTACCGCTTCTTCCTTTACCATATAATGAAGCTAAATCATGTGGTGTACCGAATGATCTACCAGTTTTAGCTGGATCATTACCTTCATTTTCAACTTGTTGAAGTCTAAATGCACGCTTTTTATCTTCTAATACTAAGTCACGCATCTCATCAAACTGATCTTCACTGAATTGGAATATTCTGTCGTAAATAAAGTCTGATGGGATTAAACCTGTATCAAGAGCATCCTTAGCAAGTGAAACTTTTTCTTTCCACATTGCTACTTGTTCTTGTTGGTAGATAATTGATGGAGGTGTTAACGTTAATTCGAATCCTGTTAATTCATCACCATCAAATCCTTGAGTATATAAATGCACTAATGCAATTTTATACAATTCAGATACAAGTACCTTTTGTACACGCTCAATTGTACGAGCGAAGCGAATATCTTCAGCAGCTAATGTAGCTTTACCAGTTAAATCTTTTTCAAATCCAAAGAATGCTTTAGGTACCTTAAGGGCAGCTAACATCTCATCACGTAAGAAATTAACGTCCTCAATACCATTATACTCTAAACCTTTTAACGTATCGATCTTAGTATTTTGGTTTGCACCTCTTACTGGGATAATAAAGTCTTCAAGTGAATTTTGGATATTATAACGTAAGTTATAGTCACCTGTTTGAGCATCCATAAATGGAGTCTTCTTCATTTTATTGGTGATACGCTCCATGTAGTTATCAACTTCATGTGCAGGTATTCCACCAACGTCCACATAGAAGATACGCTTTTCAGGCGATCTCATAATACGATGAATTAACATCGCATCTTTCATTAATG